ACGGGAACAGGTACTCACCGCTGAACCCGTCGCTGGCTTGACCCGAAGTCAATGCCCGGATATTGGACGGCCCTGCACCGAAGCGGACGACTTGCTGCACCGCTGGTTGGCCGTTGTTGACCGTGTACTCTCGGACCAACGTACCCCCTGCCGTGTAATACCGAATGAGGGCTTTGTCAAAGTTGGCCGTTGTGGTTCCCTTCCCTTGGGCGAGCCACCTCGCCTCGGTATTGGAATGCCACACGAATCGGGTCGGGGTGGTCAAAGCCAAACTACCCAAAAGCGTACCCGAAGGGAATCGGGTCGCAGAATTGTAGGACTGGAACTCTAACTGCTCCAAGTTCCCCGCAAACCCCATGACCCCGCTGACGGTGGTAACGGTTCCTGTCTGCACGACAGGGGTGTTGCCGTATTCGTCAAAGAAATCTAAGCGGTATCCCGAATAATAACCCGAATGATTGCTGAATGCGGTCTGCGTCAAGGTTGGCTTAACTGGTGCAATCAGTGTTTCAACGACCTTGGCGACATCGAAGAACCCGAAGTTGGTGGTGGGCAGTTTGTCGCACTTTAACCGGGCGTATGTACTCCCTGCACTGTCTTTGACATCGCAAACAAATCGGTAATTAGGCTGGGCTATCTCGTTGCTGCTGACCTTGAAGAGCATCTTGTTGTAAACGGGGGTTGCCACTTGGGGCGACCCGGAAAGGACTGTTACTGCCATTTTATCTTGTTGTTGCTACGCTTATGGATTTGCCAAGGGTTTCAGCGATGGTGTTCACCAAAACGTCTATCATTTCGGGGGATAGGGCGTTAGACATGAAGTTCGTGGCCCGTGTTCCTCGCTGGAATACCCAATAGGCTACCGACCTGCCATCGACCAATCCCTGCTCCTGCTTCGTCCGCATCCGCTTGAGTTTGCGTGAATAGGTCGGCACAACTGCTTTTTCCTTGTTGGCTATCCAATCGGCCATTGCTTGGGCAGGTGGGTAATTGTCTTTGTATTGGAATGGCGACCTTGGAGCCTTTACGCTTGACGTTTTGCCTCGCACCCCTTGGTCCACATACTTCCAATAGGGGTTAGCCATGATAGCCACGACGATTTGCTTTGCGGATAGTTCGATGTCTTCGGGTGCGATAGATGCCGAGAGCGTTCCCCCTGCGTTGGCGTTGGCTGCTTCGAGGTTCTTCTTCGCAAGTTCAATGACCCGTTCAATCCATTTGACCAGCACGTCGTGGGTTGGCGACTTGCCTCCACCCTTGGGGCCAACGACTGAACCAATCCCCTCCAAAGCGGTTTGGTCGATGCCTTTCATCGAACCGCTACCGAACTTGCCTACGGGCTTGCCATTGGCGAGGATGGTTGTTTCCATGTGGGTAAATGTAACCCGTGCAGGATAGTGTCTATCTGCGCCTCGCTCGCTCCGCCTCCATCCTCTCCGCTTCCAAGATATCGTGAATCAGGAGGGCATAGTTCAAGAACTCCACCGCCTTCATCGCAAAGATGGCATCGAACTTTAAAACGTCCTTGTTAGCCATCCGCCACACCACCATCAGCCATCCGTAGCCGGCAAGCGGGCTTACGTCAACTCCCCTGCCTTCGTCATCAGGTGCTTGGAATAATCGCTCAAAACTTTCAAGTAGGATTCTGAACTTAGCAAAAAAAAACTGACAACGCCCCAAACATCCCCGACCTTGGCGTACTTCTTCATGAGTTCGGCTCGCTCCGCATGGGCAGCCCCGTCGTACTTTTTCGGGAAGAATCCGAATAGACCGCCCTCCCTGCACAATGTAGCCATGATGCGGTGAAGGTTTTGGAGCAGTTGCTTTTCGTCGGTCGTGTTTGCGTCCATCAGTTCAATCAACTGCCCAGCGGTCAACTCATCCGTGAACACCGTCGGGATCCACCACTTGCCCCCGGCTTTGAACTTTCGCTTGTAACCCAAGGCAGGCAATGCATTCCACTCGCTGATAATAGCCTTGTAACGCTTTAGGACGCTCTTGGCGGACATCTCTCGGACAAGTGATATATCCACCCCCTCAACGATTGCAACGACTCCTGCGCGCTTGTCGTAGTCCCCAAGAACGCTGCTGAACTCAATGGCTCCGATGCGTTGGAACTGGTCGATGGTGAGGTCTTGGAGTTTCATAGTTTCAGGAAGGTTTTGTAGGACGATGCCGACGATGCCGATGCAAGGTACTGACTGAACTCCTTATCAGCCTTGCGTTCTTTCTCCGAGTAATACCATGGAATGTGCCTCGCTGACTCAAGCAACGAAACCCCACCGATGAAGTACTCCTGCCGATTGTAAACGGCAAAAGTTGTATCGATAGGCACGTCAACCCTTGCTGCCATGATGACCCGTGAGTTACGCTGACGAGTCGCTTCGTAGTTGTTTACATGGGTGTAGTACGACGACCTTGGAGGCACGTCATCCCATCGGAGCGACAGACCGACCTTGCCTGCTTGGGGGAATTGTTGCAACCACTCCAAGCACATGGGAATCGTCCTCTTGCTGGTCTTGTAAAGGTCAAGGTCCGGGTCTGTAACTGCATAGAACGGCTCTCCCAGTTGTTGCACCAAGCCCGAAGTCCATGGGGCTTGATGGCCCAAGTTTTCGCCAAGCATTACGACCTTGCAGGGGTTGGTGGCGTACCACTCCAGCAAAGGTTCGTAGGTTGAACCGTTGTCCACGATGTAAATGTCCCCAATCCCCTCCCACTTGCTCAAGTCCCTGACCATCGCCTTGGGCCATGTCAGCAGGTTGCGGTTGTTGATGATTACGGGGATGCCCATGATTAGAACTTGTAAACGGCAATAAGGTCGTCGTATCGGCCCGATTCGCTAAGGTCTATGGCCTCAAAGATTGAATTGCTCGGTGCTACGGCTGACAGATTCACGAACCAATCCTTGCTCTGCACATCTTCAATCATTAAGACACCGCCTTGGTTTATCAATGGTGCATACAGGCTGACGACCTGCAACATGGAGTCTAAGGTGTGCGGGCCGTCGTCAAGCAGGAAGTCGATGCCGTTCTTAAAATAGTCCCTTGCGACTTGCACGGATTCGGGTGTGTAGGCCGATGCGATGTGAAGCCTTGAACGAGTCCAGTCAATGTGCTTGTCAGCCTTTGGTTTGACTTGGTTGGCAATGTCGTAGAACAGGAACTTGGCCTTGGGCAGATACTTGCACCACATAGCCATGGACCCTCCGTGCCACACGCCTATCTCCACGAAGTTGATGAGGTCGGCTCGCATTTCAGCCAAGTACTTGGCATAGGTGCTTGTGTAGTTGTGGCCGTTGGCCTTGTCGGTTCCTCCCTCCCAGTCAGCACCATTGAGGTCTAACTCGTCAAGGATGGCGATTAATTCTTTGTCTTTCATGGTTAAAATGTGATTACAAACTTTTCGGGACCCGGCCATCCGGGGTTGGAGTCGTGGACCTTCGTGTCGGGTTTCTTACCTATCCAATGCTCGGCTTGGAATCGGTGGTCCCTTGCAGGTTCTCCCAGTTCCTTGATGTGGGACGACTTGGCCCACCAAAAGTTGCCACCGAAGTAGGGGTAGCCTTCGGGGTTGTTGTGATCCGCCATGTGAGGGAACTGCTCCTTGGTAATCCAATGGCAGCCGACGGCATCGACCTGCTCCAGCATTTGCAGGCAGCGTTCCCAAGCGACGACATTGAAGAAGGTCATGCTTCGATTCCAAAGTTGGTTGATGAGGGACGGGTCGCTTGCCCCCTTCGTGTGGGCGTACAGGTAGACGGCTTCCTCTTCCTGACTTGCCCGGTACATCTCGGTAAGGGTCGCCTGCTCCCAAGCGTTCGTCCGGGTAACGACTACCTTGACCTTATCAGCCACCATCGAGCCTTCCAGCACCTCCTTGACCGCCTTGCGTTGTTCGGGTGGTCCGACGATGCCTACACGGATTTCGTCCAAGACGTTGATGAGGCCGTAGTTACAGACCGCCATCATGTGCTGGTTGAGTATCAACTGCCAATTCCCTCCGCAGTAGATGTGGTAATAGTGAACGACTTTCATAAGGTCCAAAGGAGGGTTAGAAGGGTGATGATGAAGAAAACGGCTGCAAGCGTCTTCCCGATTTCGATGAGCAGGTCAAGGATGCGTTCGGTGTTCATGGGGCAAAGTTAAACCACAACGTACTTCCCTGAATTGCTTACTCTTAACTTGTTGAGAGCCACATACCGCATAGCATCGCAGGCGTGATTAAATGAGTCAATCGGAACCCCCGTGTTCTTGCCCTCTTTATCGGTGGCCCAAGTGTAGGACCGCAGTTCCTTGATGAGGTTGGTGCTATCCTTGGTAACCTGCAACTTAAATCGTTTCAGGATGTCTATCCCGTTCCGAACCGAATCGGGGCCTTTGTCCGCTGGTTTGATGTTAAAGCCTAAGCGGTAGATTTCCTCGATGCTCTTGGGTTCTGCTGAATCCGCAACGATTTCCCAAGCCCTTGTGATGCCCAAGGACCGCAACTTGTCTGCGATGTCTTGGTTGGTTAGGCCCGTGGAGTAGAGCAGTTCCTGAATCAACAGGCAGTCCCCTTGGCGGTATATTGCTACGAGTGCGGTTGGGTCGTTGCTGAAGCCCCAGTCAAGCCCTAAGGCGACGAATTTCGCACGGCTGACATCTATACCCTCCACAACCTCGAAGTCCTCGTATATCGCGCCCTGAAGCGTCCCGACTTGACCGAGGCCGTAGACCTTCCACCAGTTCGCCCAATAGGCTGACGTTTCGGCTTTGGTGCGGTTTAGTTCGATGTCCCTCTTGATGGTATCAGGCAGGGCCTCGTTGTCGTTGTAGGTAAGGATGATCAGTTCTGCATCCTGTTCGGGCAGGACCTCCGTGTGCGCCCAAAACTCATGCGTCGGGTTAAAGTCGATGTAGATGGCCTCGCTGGTACGGATTGCCAACTGGTAGTAGGACTCGAAGTCGATGTTGTTCGCCTCGTTGATGTAGACGACCTGCCTCCTTGCACCTCGGAGCCTTGCCTCGGAATCAGCCGAAAAGAACTCGATGATTGAACCGTTGGCGAAGTTGTAGGTGAGCAGGGTCTTGTTCCATCGGTCTGCGACCCATCGGCCTGTCCATTGCATGACCTTAGCGAAGTCCTTGATTGCACCCCTTCGTAGGTGGGGGATAGATTCGGAAACTACCGAAATCTCGGTCTTGTTCTTGGCTGCGATGTCTATGAGGACCGCAAGGATGGCGAGGGTTTTCCCCGCACTTGTTCCGCCTTGGATGACCTTCTTCCGGGCCGTCATCCTGCGGATTCGGCTGATGGCGGTCGTGTACTTAAAGTCCATCCCCAAACAGGGGTTGCTCGATGTGAACCGTATTCTCCTGCTTGTCAACCAAGCCAAGCAGACGAGAGGCGATGTTGGCCGAGTAAACGCCAGCACTTGAACCCTCCAGCATATCCTTGTCGCAGGTAAGCCTTATGCGTGTAATGATTGGGGAGAATGTCTTGTGAAAGTCCGTAGTCCCCTTCCTGTAATCCGAAAGGTCATAGCAAACCCCGTTCTCTGCAAGCCATCCTTCAAAACCCCGAAAGGTAATCGGACGCTCTTTGTCCCGGTAAACCATGTCCCCGTCCCTGCCGACATAGTCCTGCACCCGGTAAGGGTTGGCCTTGTTCTCGGCTCGGTATTGCTCAAACGCAGCCCATAGTTCTTCGGGGGTATTCCAAATTGGGGGTCGGCCTGCCATCAGTATTCGATTTTGTCTATGAGTTCGTCAATCTTGTCCACTATCTTCATCTTAACGGCAAATGCATTCGGTGAGTTAGAATCGTCCACCGCTCCGATGCAGTCGCACAGGGTCGTTATGACCATCATCAGCGAGTCCATCCGAGCCTGCACTTGGGCTTCGTCATCCTTCGCCTTCGAGTTCGCCAAGTTCCCGGAGTTTATTTCTTGACCATGAGAGAGCCGACTTGCCGCCCCAAAGGAGGTAACTGATGTAACCGCAGTCCGAGGTGTCGTCAGCGTTGTCGTAGTAGGTTTCTGCCCTTGAGAGGTAGGAGTGCATCCGCTTGATGGTTTCAACCGAGATGGGTTCGCCCTTGGACAAAGTGGCTGCCCTGACCTTGCCCGTCTGCGTCGCACACTTGTTGCCGTTCCTTTCGTTGAGTTCAATTCCCCGCTTGGCATTGGCTCGAATCTCTTGGCCGTAATCCGAATAAGACTCGAACTGCTGCCTCTTGTGATTCTCCCACGTTGAGCCGCAAACGGCCAATCTTTGAGCCGTATCGGGGAACTCCGCATTGGTTTGGTTATTGCTCATGCAGCGACCGATAAAGCCTTCTTTGCTTTCGTTATTGTTCGGGATTGGCAGGGGCATTGCTTAGTGGGATTGTAACGGTGTTTTGGTTTACTTCAAGGAACAAGTCCGCTTGCAGGTAAATGTATTGGAGGGCTGATTTTACGCAGTCTGCGCACCACCAGTTTGTGGGAGGTCGTCCGTGAGCGGTCAGGATGGCTTGCAGTTCCCCAACCGCATCGGGTGGCAGTCGCATCGTCAGGGAGGCGATGTATTGGTCCCAGTACTTGCGATGCTTCTGGGCCACGATGAATTGGTCGGTTGTCATTTGAAGGTCCATTCTCGGAGTAAAATTGCGGTGGCAGATGTGGCAAGGCCGAGGATAGGGGCCAAGTACCATTGGCAGGTCGGCAGGGTCAGGGCAAAGCCAAGCCAAAACCCGAAGCAGGTCATGCACGAAAACGGCTTCCGCTTCGCAAAGGGCAGAGCGTAGAACCATCCCGGCAGGACCCGGAACTCCACGACCGCAAGGGTCGTCAAGGCACTAATCAGGATTGGAAAAACCAGTATATCCATTGGCTTCGATTGCGGTTTTGATTTTGGCCTTGGCCTGTTCGATTGAGTAGATTATGGACCTGTACGGAATGCCCGTTTCCCGGGACATGGCCTTCATATTGCCCGTCTGCATGAGCAGGTTCAGCAGTTCTTTGTCGTATGGGAAGGCCCCATCCTTGGCCCAAGAGTCCATCTCTTGCTGGGCAATAGCCCAAAGGTCATCAAGCAGGGAGTCGTAGTCTTTGCCCGGTTCTTGGGTTTCGGGGTCTACCTCTACTCGCTCGTCGTGATGGCGGTACTTCTTCGCAAATTGGTTGTTGTTGCCCCGGTACAGGTTCATGATTAGGCGAACGATGTAAAAACGCAGGTAGCCTTGGACCTGCATCTTGGTAATCTTGTCGGGGTCCTTTTCCAGCAGAATCAGGACGACCTCTTGTTCGAGATCCTTCCAAAGCGGATTGCCACCCGTAATCGTGAGGCAAGCCTTGCGGATTTCTCCGCTGCGATAAAGGTCAAGGATGGTAGCCTCTGCGTTCACTAACGCAAAGATGGATGGGGTTCTCGCTAATGTTGCAAAAAATCCCGCGTCCTGTTAAGAACCTGTGTACGCAGAAACTTGATGTCGGGCCTTGCCCTCATGTTTTTGGCAAGGATTTCGAGGTTATGCATGACGGTTGCGTGGTTCCTCTTGATGATACGCCCGATTTGGCAGTAGGTGTACAGGTATTCCGAGTAGGCGATGTCGGCAAAGATGCTTCGAGCCAGCACCAGTTCTTGAGTTTTTACATTGCTCAATATATCATCGGGGCTGACTCCGACAACCTCTGCCGTGTAGCCGAGGATTGTGCGTGATATTAGGTCCATTTAAATAGGATTTGTATTACCGCAACTCAAACACTTAATGACTCTTATGCCATTTTCTGCGGTTAAAATGTAATTACAATTGTGTGTTTTTCTTTTTTTGGTTTTCATCGGTTTTTATTAAAACGGGTTAGGCGGTAGGGGCATCCAATGGCTCACTTCGATTAGGAACCACGTTTGATGCTCGTAGTACCAACGGCCATCTCCAAGCCATGCGTAGGCTTGGTTCATGTCGGTCGTGAATATCAGGACTGGCTCGTAAGGTGTCGGCATCCGGTCCAAGCATTTAATCCATTCCATGTCAGGCGTTTTTGGCTTGGAGGATACGACCGAGCAGGGTCCAGTTGACGGACCAAGCCTTGATGGTTTCGGATTTGTCGGGTCGGTTGCAGTTGACGCAAGCCTTGCGGATATGCAGTTGCCAGCGTCGGAAATCGGTAGGTGTAGTTTTCATGGGTTTGGGGTTTGGTTATTGGTTATTATTCTCAACGACCTGTCCTTCTTCAAGTACGGTCATTTCGTAGTAGTCCGTTCCAAATCCGTATGCATCGTATTCGTTAGGACTGCCCTTTGGGTAAACTTTTTCAATATGCTTGTTTACGGCTTTGATAGCTTCTTCTTCGCTTTTAGCAATGGTGAAGAACGATTGCTCACCGTGTCCTTGTGGTTGGAATGC